CGGCAGGTATTGCCTTAATCCTGCGCACACAATCAGACACGCTTCTCTTGCCATTCGCAATCGGCAGGCCGTCCGCCGTCTTGTCCGGCAGCTCCGCACACGTCACGGCGCGTAAAGCCGCCGCCCTTTCAATGAATTCTCCCATGTTTTTGTACCTCCTTTTTTAGCATTGTAACTTTCGCAAAATCGCTTCGTTACACCCCGAAACCCTTGCGCCCCAAGGCTTTGCGGGTTTTTGGGGTATGTAACGTAACTTTCTCTCCATATAAAGTATTTTCAAAAATAAAAAATATTTTATTTTTCGTTTTGAAAGTTTATAGTGTGGTTACAATTTTACACCCTTTTTTAATTTCTCTTATTTATTATATATTTCACTAAAAAATGTGTGTTTTGTGTGGTTTTAATAATAAAAAGTTGCAAAATTACATGTAACCAAAAGTGTAACCATGTGTAACTTTCTCCTAAAATCGAAAAAGAAAGTTACATCGGCAGGCCATCGTCAAGCGGCTCATCAAGGCTTATTTGTCTCTCCCGCGCCCACCATTTTTGAACGCCGAAAGCCGCGAACCGCTTCACCTTGTCCTGCTTCTGCCAGCCGGGAATGGATTGCATGATAATCCCGATTTCCTGACTATCCTTTTTCGTGGGCTTCGTATACTCGTTATTCAGCGCATTCTTCCACAAATCCAGAACACATGTTTCTGACCGATCTTCAAGATAGGATTCAATCAGCCCGACCCGGTAATCATCTTCCGTGGCTTCATCCTGCATCTGCCGGATATCCTCAATCAAGCGGCGGTCTGCATACGGCGGGATTTCGCCCCGATCATACAGGACTTTTGCCTCTGCCCAGCATTGTTTGATATATTCGCAGATTTCGTCTTTGTGATCGAATAACTCATAGCCATTCTGATACACCTTGACAGGATAAAAGCGGCGGTTCCCGGTCTTATCAGTTAGAAACTGCTCTTTATTCGTGGTGCCGATAAACACACATTGCCGGGGGTGGTCGGTCACGCGCTTATCAAATGGCATCCGGTATCTGTCATTCAGCCGGGTTAAATAACTCTTAACGGCCTCTTGCTCTTTTGTCTTTGTCATGGCAAGCAGCTCAGAAACTTCGCAAATCCAAGCGCCTTCAACCGCTTCAATGCCCCGCTGCCCCTCAAACTCATTGACTTCCGCGAAATAATCATCTTTCAGGGCCAGCCAGCGCACCAGAGTAGACTTGCCCTCGCCCTGTCTTGTGCCAATCAGAACCGGCATATCGTCAAACTTGCAGCCGGGGCTATACAAACGGTGAATTCCGCCCGCAAAGATCAGCCGCGAAACTTCTCGCGTGTATTCCGTATCTTCGCACTTTGTCCAACGGTGCAGAAACTCGCAAATCCTGCTCTCACCGTCCCAAGTCAAAGACCCTACAAGGTCGCGGATGGGGTGATACTGGTTCCGGGCGAATACGATACGCAAAGCATCGTCACATTTCTGAACGCTGTGGAACTTGTATTCCTGTTCAATATAGCGCCGGGTTTCGGCATCATCCGCGTCCAGCCAGCGTTCCGTTTTGCCGTTTCGCGTCTGCTCCGGGGAATAGGTCAGCAGATTGAATTTCAGGCCGGTAAACTTCGGGTCATTTTCCAGCACCCGCATAAAGTTCTCAACGGTGGAAAGGGGTCTGCCGGTTCCGTCAAACTCCAGATCAATAGTCGCCCTTTGCTTTGCGTTCTCGCGCCGGTAATAATCCGCAAGGTTCTGCTGGGCTTTATTGAACTGTTTAATCACGCGCCGAAACTGTTTTTCAATTCCAAGCGTTTGGGCATGGTATTCCAGCAACGCTTGCAATCGCTCTTTCTCTTCAGGTTCCTCGACTTCCTGCAAAGAATACATCAATTCCCTGCTTAGCATCATAACCGGGGTATAGCTGATAATATCTTTATCGGTGATGTTCATACGCATAAAGCCTCATTTCTGCCTCAGTAAGCGCGTTTTCCGCAAGGTCAATTCCCCTTATTGCTTCGGCGTAGAATTCATTCACGCCGCCCATGCGCTCCGGGGAATATTCTATGCGCTGGCAGTCAAAAGCACAATAGCAATCCAGCGCCCGGTTATACTCATCAACTAGCCGCTGATGTTCCGCCTTTTCCGCTTCAAGTTTAGCCTTGCGGTCTTTAGCGGCCCTGTTTGCTTCTCGGAATTCCCGCAAGGTCATTTCGCGGCCTATCGGCAAATCAAGCGAAAAATCAACATTTAACTTCTCGCACGCCTGACGAAAATTCACGTTGAAATAACGCATGGCGAAATCTATTACGTTGCCGCCCTCATTGCAGGTGAAACACCAATAGCCGCCCCGCCCGGAATAAACGTGCATAGACGCGTGGCGGTCATTATGAAATGGGCAGATCGCCTTGTTCCCCCGGTCAACGCGAATTCCATACATGCCGCAGATATCAAGCATGGAAACCCGGTCTTTAATTTCTTCAGCAAAGTTCATGATAATAAAAAACTCACCGGGAAAAAGAAGTGGTAGTTCTTATTCCCGGCGAGAAAATTGCCGTGTTATTGACTTATTCAGCGTGTTGTCGCCTACCACTCAACAACACGGCTTTTTGTATCACTTATTGTAACACATCATGAAAGAGAAGTCAACCGCTCTTTTGCTTCTCGATACAAAATATCGTGTATCAGCCTACCGCTCGTTTCCGCCTTGCACATCAGGATAATGCAGTCATAACGAGCCATCCATGCCAGCATTGACGCGATCAGGGCTTGCGGGTTCATCCGCGAGCGGTATTTGCCATTATAGGCCATTTCCCAGCTCGCATTCTCTATCAGCAGATATACCCGCGCCCCTGCTTCTCTTGCCCGCTCGAACTCCCGTTCAAAACGCGCCCGGTCATGAGTGTAGCAGCCGCATAATTCATCCAGCGACATTTTCCGCTCGACAACCACCAAATTGCGCAGATCATATTGCATTCCGTCCGGCAGATCAAAACAAGCGGAATAATCGCCGTAATCCAGTTTGCTACGCGTCCACGGCACGCCGAACCGCTCGTATCTCTTCCGCGCCTGCTCGGTATCCTGCTCCCGCGTGTCCACCAGAACGGTCATGCTTCTTAACGCGCTCTCTATATCAATCGGGTGCATCTAATCACCTGCCCTGTGCCTTGTATATCACAGGACAGGTGAAAAGTCAAGAAATCAGAACGGCAGATCGTCCTCCGCAAGGTCAGACAGGCCGGTGGAAACAGGAGCAGCCGGAGCAAGCATCTTCGGAGCCGGGACTTTGTACTTGTCCGCTCTGATGGTCTCAACGCTGACAATGCTGTCACTCTGAGTGGTCATGTACCGGGTTCCGCGCTGGCTCTGCCGCTCGACCTCGCCAAACACCACGCCGATCATCTTGCCGTGCAGCCCCGCTTCGTTCCAATCCCAATGATAGCCCTCGTTACTCGCTTCAAGGGCGTTTGTAAACCGCTTAAAAAAGCCGCACTGCGTATTGTACTTCGGACTATCCTCATTCGGCACATTTTGACGGATAATGCCGCGCCAAATCTTGTCTTCGCGGGTCTGCTCTTTCCAATCCTGCGCAAACCAGCCTCGATAATCGCCCTCGGCAATATCAAACAGGATTTCAAGGTGGGTGCCGTTATTGTTCTTGTTCGGCTTCTCCACGCATTTCTCAATCCTACAAACATAGCCGCCAGCGGGAAGAACCTCAATCTCCCCGGCCTCTTTCACATTCTCATAGTTGCTAATCGGTTTCATTTTTCTTTGTCCTTTCTAAAGTTAAAATTCAGCAAGCACATCAAGGACGGCCTGCATGTCGTTAGGGATTTCCACCGCTTCAAAAGCGTCCATCGGGGTCTTTGCTGTGGATTTGTTCGCCTGAGTTTCAAAAACGAACCCCTCCGCGCCTTTCTTCGCCAGCAGAACGGTGGTGAAATACTTTTCAAGCCCGATCTTATTCAGTTTCTTGCCATTTGTCAAAATCCGCGTGAACCGCTCCCCGGTGGTATCATCGACTTCGGTTTGCGTATGCGCCAGAACGATAATGTTCAGATCATCCCGCAAACGGCTTGACAGCAGCGTGATATCGTAGACCGCCCATGCCAGATCAGCCCATTTGTCATAGTTCTTCTCAGCCTGACGGCGGCGCTCGTCCGCAATCATAATGCTGTTGATGGTATCAATGACGATGTTCTTGATGTTAGGCCGCTTCTCACTAATCCCGCGCATAACCGCCAGTACATCATCCTGCTTGTCCGTTCGCAGATAGTTCTTTTTCTCGGCGTTATACTGCTCCCGCCAGCCTTTCCATGACAGCCCCTTACCATCACAATCGATGTAATAAGTTTCCTCCGGGTTCAGCGTCCGCATAGCCGTGGTTTTGCCGGAACCGCTCTCGCCCATGATTGCAATCGCTCTCGACACTTTTTTATACCTCCATTTGCTCTTTTACTCAATTTCCCGGAGCGGACATTCGTTTCCCACATACTTTTCCGGGTAATTACACATCTTGCCATTCAACCCGCAAAGCTGCGTTTGCCTCCTGTAATACTGACATTGTTTGCAAGAGATATCCGCGTTGCCCTTGTGGTCTACCGGGAACGAAACAAACACGGTTGCCTGCGTGTGAATGTACTTCGCTACACCGCTGTCGAAGTTCGCTATCTTCTGTTCCTCCTTTCTCGTATAAGTCTAACCGCCGAAGCAATCACAAGCGCGAGAAATTCAGCCGCCAGACAGGTCACAAGCCCGCCCCAGAATTCAAGCATCATCTTCGCCCCCGCTCTTGTCCGGGGAACCCAACAGGACCATTCTGCAATAGGCGCTCATCAGCATTCCCCGCACTTCCGCCGCCTGCTTCACCCGCTCTTTTTCTTCCGGGGTCAGCATAACCATCAGAGCCTCCGTGCGCTTTTTCTTAAACATACCGTCACCGCCTTTCGTTTTGAATTCAGCCATTCGGCAAAATTCTCTTTTCCATAATCGCCATCGTCCACAAAGATAAATTTACAGGCGAGACCAAGAAAATCCGTCTTGTTCCGCAGCAGATCATCATTGCGGAGCCGCGCAAACTGTTCTGCCAACATATTCTTCAACTTCTCGCTCGGCTTATCCGGGACAGGCGTATCATAGACGCTCTCCATCATAAACAGGCACAGCGCGTCCGTGTCAATCAGATAGTTCAGGATATTCGCATAGGTCGCTTTCTTCCGTAAACAATCAAGACAAACGCCGTCATACAGTTCGCTTTCCAAATGTTCCCCGCCGCAGAACGCACAGCGGGTTGTCTCCTCGTAATCCCCGCCGCATACCGGGCAGACGGAGAATTCTTCCGCAAACCCGTCAGAAAAGCCATGTGCCTCTTTATAGGTTCTCTGTTCGCCCTCTTCAAAAAGGTGTCCGCAATCAACGCATTTGTACATGGGGTCTACCTCCTTATCATTTTACTCTATTATAACACTTTTCTATAAAAAGTCAATATCTTTTCTAATAAATCAATCAGAATAAGGACTGTCCAGCGTCCAATCCCATCTGT